CTAATGGGCCTACAATCGATTTTACTGGGCAACCCATAAAAGTACACTCCCCACCCCCTCGCGCCTCTCCTACACCCCTTAAAACGCTTTCTACGCCCATATCGCAAAAAACGACTTTAGGGAGTCAACATATACCCTACCGGGGTATGGTATTTTCCACCACAGTATCTCAGTCTCCAATATACCTCGCCAGGCGAAACACAGGTGTTTCTGTTCGCAAAAGCGATGCTTAAGAAAGGAGTTCATCCCATAATGCGAAACTATTTCATCCTTGAAAGAGATGGTATTAAACAAAGGCGGTGGAATAATGAAGCGTAAGGTACAAAAGGTGAAAATTGAAGTTACAAAAGAGCAATTAAGCTTGCTTAGAGATGGTGCTTGGCTTTTACGCAGTGCGTGTTTCTTGTATGGGCATGATGAAAGTGATGCGCTTATCGATTTACATGATTCATTGGTTTTGCTTTGCAAACAAATGTATGGCACCGATGAATCAACCCCAAGCTGGTGGAAATAGGCATAACAATGAAAAAATGAAGTCACAAAGCACAAACCGGGCCCGCGCTTCCGCGCGGGCCCTTATCATAAGTGCGGCGTTAATGTATTTTCGCGTGCACGAACGCCCTATTTTGCTACGAATCTCACTTGGCCAATCCAAACCTTGTTAGCTGTTCCCACCGCCGTTAGCGCAAAGCTATCATTAAACGGCACTACCGTGATATTGCTTGGGTCGATTTGCATTCCATCCACATAGCACAGTCCTGTCGTAATCGTATATGCGCTTGTTGGGAAAGGCAACTTCATAGGTATATATAGCGAATTTTGCGCATCGCTTGTACCACTGAACTGCATCTCGAAATGCATGTACCCATACGTCAGATTTGGCACGTTATTCCCCACACTGTCATTCATCAGCATCAGTTGGTCCGTGGGGTATGCGGTAATTACAGGGTTCTTATTCTCGATCTTCACCTCTCCCTGGAAGTTGCAGTTTTTGATATGCATCTGGAGCAGGCTGTTTCCTTCCCCTTTATTTGAATCTGCAATCCAAATTGCGCTGACACCCGTTTTACCCGCAAACCTGCAATTATCCAGCGTTACGATTTGTAGTTGCGTCGGTTTTGCTCTGGTGTGGATAAAGCAAGATGCTGTGGCCTCCCCCTGGAATATACAGTCCTTAAAGTTAACATCTTGCAGTTCACCTAAGCCAATCCCGGCCGCAATATGTTGACTGGCATAGAAAGTGCAACCCTCGAAGTTGATACTTCCAAATGCAGAATCCAAGGTTCCCGCCTCACAGTGTAAGGCATACGTAGTTGAAGTGGACGTGAATTTAATGTTCTTCACCAAAGTCTGACCCGAACTGATAGTAAAGGGGCTAATAGGGTACTCCGGGCCGTCTTGAATAAGCACGTTACCAACTCCGATGAAATCCAACCCTGGGTTCACCCCGACATTGACTGATTCCTGATACGTTCCCGGATAAATTAGCACAGTCACTCTTCCGCCATTATCGGCAATATATTGCTTGCCAAAATCTACAGCCTGATTCACCGTTGCGAACTGTGCTCCAGCCGCGCCAACAGTTACAACCCTTGAACCATTCGTATTCCAGTATTTCGTCAAGCTATCTGTCAGTGTAGCAATCGAGTTTGTATTTGCCGTGATACTGTTCGTGTTAGTAGCAATATTCGCCGCATTTGCCTTAATAGCGGCGTCATTTGCGTTAATCATCGCCTCATTTGCCGCGATCTTCGTATCAGCATTCGTCTTATTGGCTTCTATATTTTCTGCATTTTCCTTAATTCGCCCATCGAACGTATCCACCTTCTGGCTAAGCTGTTCGATCTGTGCGTTGTAATTTGCGCTCAACGCCCAATAGGTATCATTTGTTGGCAATACTCCAGCAGGGACATATGTTTTTGAAGTATACGTGTTTCCCTGATACACTACCACCGTAATAGGCTCATACTTCTTAGCGGCATCCCAATCCCCATCAAACAAGGGGATGTACCGTGCCCCTACATACAGGTTATAACCAGGGTTATTCGGGAAGTTCGGATTTGGCATGTAGTAGTCCTCCAATCAATTTAATTTCCATAAAAGCCGCGATGTAGCACTGAACCATCATAAAATAGAACATCATCCAAAATTGGTTTTGCATTACTTAACTCCTAGCTCTAATAATACAGCAATAAATGCCCATAATTTGCACTTGTTGGCTCAATATCCGTATCAAACCGGATAAAGCCCCAGCTGTCTGGTACATACGCCGCAAAGTGTCCATCGTCTGTTAGCCCAAAGAACACATACTTCACCATATCTCCGATGAGCTCTTTAAAATTTTTATCAATCCACTCCGCCAAAGCTGGGATATACGCGTCAATGTACTCCCCATCCTTCACCTTCTGAATTTCTTGGTTGAGCACATCGACTTCGTCGTTTAACACTTCAATCGCCTTATTAATTTCCCCATACTGCCCCGTGGCATTATTCAAATCATCAATCACATGGTTCAGATAATCCACGACTTTGCACAGAACCTCATAGTAGCTCAATGAATCGTCATACACCAGCGGCAGTACGTGTTGGCACCAGAAGTGGAAATGCCTCATTAGCTTCGGCTGTATGGGTTCTTTTGCAACCGTTCTGTTATCCATGCCTTCCTCCTTCCGACTACTCCGCTTCCATATCAAACTCCGCCTTCAATTCGTTTTCCGACTTCGCCAGAGCGACCTTCCCGTCCTCATTGAATAGCAGATACCAACCCGCAGGTACGTTCTTGTACCCATCTTCCACAGTGGACAGCACTAACATAGGCGGGTTCACATTTACGCTTGCCATTTGGTCAAACACTTTTTCAATTACGGTAAGCAGGTTACCCGCCGTAAGCTGTACAGCCGCGTACCTCTTCTGTTTTGTACAAACTACCATGTTCGCACTCCTTTCTTAATCACCATATCTGCATAAACAAGCAGTCCAAATCGTTGATAACCATCTGATCTATATTAATGAGGCTTTCCCTATACTCCATAATGAGCTTGGAGTAGCTGGCGCCTCCATTTTTCCCCGTCACCGTTGTGATGTAATCTTCCGTTGTCTTGGCGGTTTTATTCTCACTCCGGTTAACGGCATTATCCCGGGTCCCACTATTGCTTCCCTTCTCGGTAAAGCTCCCATCCTCACTTCCGGAACCCGTCTCAGTACCCTTATTCGTCCCGGTAGCACTCGACACCACATTAGACCCGCCATTGGCAGTGGTAGAACTATTCTGGGAATGCGTAACCGTCTGATCGTTGGTAGTAGTTCCGTTAGAGCTGTTTTCTCCCTCAACGGTGGTCGTACCCTTATCAGTACTAGTCCCATCTGTCTGACTAGTCCCTCCCTCAGTCTTATCCCTCTGTTCCGCATAGGACAGGTACGTCTTATTGAGTACGTTATCCAGCGAGCCTTGCGGGGTATCGCTCTGAGCGATCGTCTCACCGCCCTGCCGGGAATCTATCGTATTGCTGTGAGCCGTCCCGCTATTATCGTGGCTAGTTGTAGAACCTTCCGTCCCACTAGCAGTAGTCTCCACAGTCCCCTTCGTCGTATCTGTGCCACCCCCATTAACCAGGGTATGGTCATTTGTGGTGGTATCCACCGTTCCATTATCAGACGTGGAATAATCCTTTGACAGCGAACTGCCCGTCTTTTTCGAATCAGTACCCTCCTTGGAGGACGCGCCGGAAATGGTCTCCTTGCTTGTCTCGAGCCCTGTGACACCCCCCTCCTCAGACCCGTGTCCTAAGTGCTTTGTAGTCAGATCAACGTCATAGAGCGGGTTAAACTCGAGCTGAGCGGACTTGTAGAGCTGGTTATAGTACGGCATGATCTCATTGAGCCGGTTATAGAGACGGAGCTTCCATAGGCCAACGGTCTCGCAACAGATCTCCCTTGTATAGAAGGAGAGCAAAATCTTCCTGCTTAGCACATTCCTATAACTCTCATCGAATATTGGCCAATCGAAATCAAAGATCTTATTGACAGCCGCATCCACCGTCTGGAAAACCTGTTCATAACCAGGGCTGACAGTCAGCCCCGCCGCCTTTTCTACGATGAAACGCAGTTGCGTGGTATACTCGCTCACAGGCTAGTCCTCCTTTCCGTCTCGCTTACTTCGGCAATTCCAACATCTCTATCCGGTCTCATTGGCCCTTCGAACTGCACGTAGTCACTCGGGTCTCTATATTCACACCAGACATCCAAGCCAGTCATTGCATTCAGCTCATCACAGGCTTTCTGCCTCATAAGCAGGGACCCAAACCGGCTGGCGATTACTCCGCCCTGAGACCGTTGCACCTCTTCAATTGTAATATTTCCCGACTTATATTCCACATTGTACACGCCCAGATACGTCAATGCCTCATTCCACACCTTGTTTTTCAGCTCATTGAGCTTATCGCTCACATACGGCGCATTCGTGCTAATTGCCTTGATTGCCTCCGGGCTTAGCCTCTTGTTCCCGAATATAACCGGATAATTTCCATCATACTGCTTATACAGATTCTCCATGCTTAGCCGCTCATTCTCATCACACAAGATGAGCACCGGCGTCTTCTGAGCGTTAACATTCACATCGATTGTCCTGTCAATCGCGGCCAGCTTCATGGCGTAGTACTCCAAGTCCCGGATAATCGGTTTCTTCAACGCGTTGTTGTATACGATGACGCTGTCTGACGGGTCACAATAGATCTGCGTGTCATTGTATCCCCATCCAACACGGCGCGTTGAGTTCCCGTACATATCGAAATCCCCGCTTGGCAGATACCGCAGAGAGAAGATCGCATCCAGCACAGAATCTATCACGAACAGCCCTGCCCCGCCGCTTGCTAGTGCCATCTCCAGGAATCGCTCATCGCAGGTTTTTGGCAGATTAATCCAATTGAACCGACTGATGGCAATATCGAACAAACGGTCAAAGTAGTACCGTTGCGCGGTAGTGTTTAAAATCTTACTCTCCCAAAACTCCCGCCTCTTTCTGCTCAATGCTTTTCACCCCCTTTCGCTTTTCTCTTTAATCCCCAATATGATTATACAGCGAATAATCCCCCACATTATTCCCATTTTTCCAGAACGTAATCCCCTTCATGAATATTTGCTCAATATCGTGCATAGCATCAGCAGGAACAGACCCGGTAATACTCACATACCCGCACTTGACATAGTTCCAGTACGGTCTTGATGTCATCTCCGGCACCTTAACCCTGTTCACCTTATACCCGAACATATCGAAATAGTTATCCAGCATCTGGGCATAGTACCGATTAATGGACTTACTTCCATAGTAGAAGTTCTTAGCTGTAATCGCGTAGTCCGCACTAGATGTCTGTGTGCCGTTGATCTGTGGAGGCCTCCGCTCCAAGTCTACCAGTTGAGCGACATCCCCTAAAATTCCGGCAACTCCGCCAAGCCCTCCGGCAAGTGCGGTTACGGTTGGGTCCCCTCCACCGGCTTTCGCACCGATCTTAGCTCCTTCTTGTGCTGCTCCAAAAAAATGCCCGATCATCTTGATGGGCAAGCTAGCCTGATTCTGCCCTGTATAGATTTTATAGATATCCGTCAGATACGGACACTGCGGAAAATCAGATAAGGTCATCCGATACTGGAAATTCCCGGATGACAGCCCCGCTCCCAACGAGTATGTCTCCGGCACCAGCACAATAGATGGGCTCGGATTACACACATAGTATACCCGCCACTTGGTAAAGCCCTGTTCCGCAGAATCATGGAACAGCTCATACCTATACTCTTGGTAATCAACGTCCGTAGCGACCCACATCATATTGTATGGCCACACAAACAATTTTTTATTTCTTGGAATATATCCATCCAGCGTCCGGTAGTTGTACGGAAGTTCCACATCTTCCCGGTGGGGTACGCTTGCTGGCTCAAAGTCATCCGGGAACATATTCGGAATCATGAACATGCTGACAATTCCGTCTGACTTCCCTTCGTTCTGGGCCTTATTAATGAATTCATTGACTTCCGTCACGTTATCGAACACAATAAATTGCAACCCCGTATACGTGTAGTCAATAATCCGGCCCACGCTGTCCCCAAAGTTTTCATTAAACGTAGTCATGAGCACAATCCGATTTCTGCTCCCGGCGTTCAGCAGCACCCGCCCTGTATAATTATTCACATACGGTCCCTGCTCCAGCCCCTCCGGAATCGTATTCCACCCGATGGAGTCATTCGCAACGTGCTCCCGCTCCACAAAGCAGTCCCCAACTTGGCAGCTGACCATGAACCAGGTCTGCATAACGTCAATCTCATACGTTACCTCAACCACCGTATTGCTGACATACTCAATCTTGAGCACAAACGCATAGAACCATTTGTTCTCAAACGAATCGTTTCGGAACATCATATAGTTGCAGTCGTACACATCTTTCATTTCAGCTTCAAGTCTGCAAGTATTCTTCCCGGCACGCTGATAGCTAAGCGCATTAAAGCTCTTTCTGGTAAGTGAGCTGAAATAGGTCTGTTGCGCCGTCCTCGTAGAGAACCAAATCGTATGCAGGTAGGAATTATCCAAGGGGCAGTTCGCCAGAAGATTCACCTTCGAATTAGGTGGAATGTACATCTAATGTTCTCCTTTCGTACCGCCGCTCTCGCATTCTTCCGAACGCTGTCGCGGCGTTCCTCATCGCATTCGGCAAAGCCGAACGCTTAACACCTCTTTTTTCTATTCTTAAGATAAGAGCCGTCCACGGATGCCGGACAGCCAAGGCTGTCCGTCACACCGTGGACGGCAAACACCCTCGACCCTTTTTATATTAGCCGACTGCTATTTCGCTGGCAGCATTCCCGCTGCGCGGGAACGCTTAGGAAAGGAAGGAGCCTGTATCGAAGAGCTTACGTCATAGGCAGAAAGGAAAAGAAAGCCAACCGCTCAACCTGCGGTTTTTGTAAACGTAAACGTATCGGAGACAGCAGCGGTGAGGGGCACAGCCTCTGCGGTGGAGTAGATCGTACCGTTGATACTGAGGGAGAGGGGCACAGCCTCGGCATTGGGCGGATAGATCACTGCGCCATATCTGTGAACGGCGATGCCCTTCTGTGTTGCCTCCTGGGTCTGAACGAAATTGAAGGAGGACGAGGACAGGGCCGGGGTGTCTTCCTGCGGGGCAAAGGAGATAACGATGGCTTCCTCAGACACGGACTTGTCTGTCACCTCGACGGTGATGGAGGCGGGAAGCTCCGTGTCCGCCGTGTTCTGGACAACCATCAGGGCATTAGAGAACGGGGAGTGGGAAATGGTCTTCCAGATATTGTAGAAGTAGTTCCAGTACTCGCCGGCGGCAACGTACTTCTCCGTGAACCGGGTGTGGTTGTCATAGACCTGGAACCACTCCTCATCCACGATGACCGCCGTGGTGTCTTTCATCAGCGCAAGTTCCTCCGGCGTAACGGGCGGGAGCATATCGCTTTCCAGCTGGATTTGGGAGAAGCGCTCGTTATCGAAGGTAGTCCAGCTATCGATCAGGAACAGGCGGCCCATGAAGTCCGCCTTATTCATATTGAAGGCGGAGGCTAGCACTTCCACGTCAAAACGGGCGTTGAAGCGTGCATCCATGAAGATGATCTGCCGCTCACGGGGCGTGCTGGTCAGTACCCCCGCTTCGTTGTAGCTGGTGGAGGGGAACAGGATAAGGTTAGACATACTGCGAAACTCGACAGCGCTATTGCTGAGGGTTGCCGGGTCATAGGAGACGGGGTACAGCTTGCCGTGGGTTGCGGCTTTGATGAGCATGTACTTGAAAAGAAGGTACTCATCGTAGTCGGCGGCACGGTAAACGCTGTCCACAATGCGGGCAATCAGCTCCTGGACGCCGTCGATGGAAAGGAAGGCCTGCTTGAGGTCCTGGTCCTGGATAGTGACCGGGTACTGGACCCGGTAATTCATAGCGTGGAACGCACTGCGTACATCGGGTAGGGAGCGGCGGAATTCACGATCAGCCGCCTTCTCCACATTGAAGGTGCGGGCCTTCGCGATGTTGACGAACACTTCCTCGATGGTCTCACCATATTCCAGGTAGCCCTTCTTAAGGGAAGCGTATGGGTTATTGAAGGTCAGGGACCGGACGCGCACCAAGGCGATACGGTTCACCAGGGCGTTGATAAACTGGTTGGCAAAGGCGGGGTAACCATAGATGACTTCTCCTACCTTTGGGATGTCGCGCTCTGTCTCCACGACGGGCACGGCGTTCTGGTACTCCAAAGACGCGTTGGCACGGATGACATTCAGGATGTCGATCGTGCTGGCGTTCAGAGTGGATACTGCTACTCTTTTAGGCATTTAAGTGTTCACACGTAGTGTGAATGCGACAAGGAAACGCGCGGCAGCGTTCGGAAGAATGCGAGAGCGCGTTTTCGCTTGACTAGCACACTACTCTCCTTTCTAAAATTTTTTGTTGAATTTACTTCGTATCAAACAAGTCTTCGAATTTTACTTTTTCTGGGGTTTCGTCCGGGTCAGCGGGGGTGCTGTTCGATCGTACGGAATCGACAGCCTCTACGTCATCCCCGCTGTCGGAGACAAAGCGCTTGCGGTATCGTTCCCGCCAGGTCTCATCGAGCATTCGGTACTTTTGCTCCCAATCAGTTTTGCTGGCCGCTTCCAGGTCAGCAAAAGTATCAGAGATGTCTTCCAACATCTCAATGGAAGCATCGTCTGCCCTATCGCCAATCAGTGCGTTGTAACTGGCGATCAGCTCATCCTTCGTTCGGATTGCCATCGTTTTCTTCCTCCTCTCTAGTGGTTTTATAGAAATCGGACACGTACTTCTTGAGCTTGGCAAGCTCATCCGGGGTGATTAAGTTCTTAATGGGGAGGCCAGTTCTTTCGTCGAAAACGATCATGGGAAATACCTCATTTCATATTAGTTTGGTGGCATAGATTAGCTTAAACTTCTTGCCGGAAGTTGGAACGGGCGGAGTTGGGTCTGGTTCAACCCCGGTAAAGAACTTATACCAAGCCTCTGCTTGTGTGGCGCGTTGCGGCTGAATCGTTACAGCCGGGTGTTCATAGTACCACAGGAAGTAGTTGGCAAGCTGACCGGGCGGTAGCTCTGAGACCAGAAATTCGCTCAGAGAGATAGGCGGATTCTTTACCGGGGCGTTTGGGTTTGAAAACCACTGTAGTCCGTTTTCCGATTCATACTTTAACCGCTCTACCTGCTCGTTGTAAGCGGTCAGGGCCTTGTCCTCGGTATTATAGATCTCAGGCCAGGTCTGCATAATCCAGTCGGTTAGCTTCGTCCAAGGCGACCACTGGAACAGACCGTAGCCACGATAGCGAACTTGCAGGTTCTCCCAGATGCCAGGGTTGATTGTGCTCTCAGACTGCGCGTTCCCCATCAGGGCAGATATGGCGTTGATGGTCCATGTACCCGGGGCAAGCCCTCTAAAAAAGAGGGCGTTGCTCTCCATCTCTGATTGGGTTAGATAGCGGTTGGCGGCGATAAAGGGCATAATGCTGCCTCCTGATGCGCGTTAAAAGGGTTCTGAACTGTATGTTATTGCGTCTTTTAAAACGGAGGGCACTTCCTCTTTACTGCCACAGAAGTCTATCGTTTTCACGTTTACTTCCCAGACAATGCGCTTTACGCCCTGCTTATCCGTGTAATCTCTGGACTGCATCGGGCCGGAAAGCAGGATTTCTTTACCCTTGTTAAAATACTGGCCGATAAAATCAGCTTTATCCGCCCAGGCCACACAGTTGAAAAAGTCTGTTGCGTTTTTGGAGGCCGGGCGGCGAACAGCAACAGAGAAGTTACAGACACTGACGCCGCTTGGAGTTGTGGATTTCTTAGGGTCTGCCGTAAGGCGGCCTTTAATCACAATCTGGTTCATTACTTCGTTCTCCTTACATAGTTATAAAATCTATAGAGTGCCGTAATGGCTTGCTCCCTGGTTAGAACACCGTTCCAGTTCATGTCGGAATAGGTTACGCCCTGGAAAATTTGAGCCTCATCATTCCAAACCCGAGCATCATAGCTCCAGCTTGCCGGAATATAAAGGGTGCCTTTGATAATATCATCTTTCATTTTCTGTTCCTCTTCAATCTTTGTGACAGGGCGGATAAAGCAACTGACATAGCGCACGGGGCGAGTTCGCTTGTAAACGCCTTCCCCATTAGCCTGGTTGCCTGTATTGGTTTTAGTCGTGTTCCCTTCGATTGCGACCAAGCTGTTTCCACTTTTTGCACAGACAATTCCACAGTGGCCGAAAGTGTAGATAACAATGTCGCCGGGTTGCGGGTCTGAGACAATACGAGACATGTCGTATGTTTTGTACTTTGATACCAGGTCGCTGCAACTAGCTGTCTTAAATGGAAGAGTGTAGCCTGCTTGGGCAAAGCACCACTGCACGAACATCATACACCAGGGTGCGCCGTCAAGCCCATACCACTTGCCGTACTTTGTCAGGTTGTTGCCCTGCTCTTTGTAACCAATTTCCTGCTCGGCTATGCCTACCACGTCAAACATCATCCTACCTCCAGGTTGTCCCCTTCTCCAAGGCGATCAATCAGGCGCTGGATAACAAGAGTGTTATTGTTAAGGGCCTCTGTGACGTTATCCATCTCCGCCTTATGGTTTTCGTCTGACTTGGACATGCGGTATAGCAGGTAACAGCACATGGCAATTGGGAAGCCAAGATTTGAAATGAGCTGGACAAGTTCTTCCAAGCGTTCACACCGCCTTTCCTTTCTTTAATATGTCTATTATATCATGTTCTATGGGAAAAGTCAATCGTTTGCTTGACAAAAGTTAATAAATGTGGTACAATAAAAATAAAAAGGTGATTAACGATGTTCTATTCTGGAGATAAGTTGCTTGGCATGAAAGACCTGGAGGGCAAGAAACCGGAGATCTATATCAGCACAGGTAACCGGGCAAGTGGGAAAACTACCTTCTTTAATAAAAAGCTGGTAGATGATTTCCTAAAGTATGGTAAGCAATTTGCGCTAATTTACCGGTTCAACTATGAACTGACAAATGTGGAAAATGCTTTCTTTGATGACATAAGAGGCCTGTTTTTCAAAGAGCACAACATGGAAGCCATCAGCCAGGCAAGAGGAATGTACAAAGCGCTGATACTAAACGGGAAACAGTGTGGGTTTGCAGTGTGTTTGAATTCTGCTGACACGATTAAAAGGAATTCCCATGTGTTTAACCAAGTGCAACAGATTGTGTTCGATGAGTTCCAGAGTGAGACAAATAAGTACTGCGAGAACGAGATATCCAAGTTTATTAGCCTGCATACGTCTATCGCAAGAGGGCAGGGACAGCATAGCCGGTATGTGCCAACGTATTTGATTAGCAACTGCGTATCTATTCTTAATCCGTATTATCAATCGTTGGGCGTGTTCAATAGATTAAGACCGGATACCAAGTTCCTAAGGGGGAATGGGTGGTGCCTAGAACAGAACCTGAATCTGGAAGCATCAGAACAGATTAAGAACAGTGCGTTTATGCAGGCTTTTTCCAAGGAATCGCAGTTCGGGTATGCCACGGAAAATATGTACCTGAATGACAGCTCTTCCTTTATCGCCAAGATGACAGGGAGGGGAAAGTATATCTGCACATTGAAGACTGGTAATGAATTGCTGTCCCTTAAAGAGTATAAAGATCAGGATATCATTTACTGCGACAGATCTGCTGATAAGTCATTTCCGCTTGCTATTGCTGTTGATATTGATAGCCATTCGGAATCCACATTATTTAGTAAGAATAGTATGTTGATTACAATGCTTAGGGATGTTTTTCATAAGGGGCGGTTCCGGTTTAAGGATGCGCTGTGCCGGTTAGCGGTATTTCAGTTACTTAGATATTAGCTTAGTTGTACAAGGGGAACATGTACTTGACGTGGTTGGGAAACCCGTGGTGAAACACGCCAGCCATCAATCAGTTTGGTGAACTGCTTTTACAGTTCTTCTTTACAATAGCGGGGCGGTTTTATACCGCCCCGCTTTATGATTACCTGTGCCTATTGATGAATAGTATTGCAACCTCTACTGCGCCTATGAAAATGAGGGCTATCAGCTCAAAGATAAGCATGGTCATTTGGTCGTTTCCTCCTTGTCGCTGTTTTCGGCTAACTTGTGAATGTCGTCGTAGAAGCGCTGGCGACGTTTAGCTATCTTAGCTTGGTAATTGCTATACATAAACCCATACCCAATCAAACACACCAGCAGAAGGATTGCCCCTACAATAACACACAGTTTGCCTTCCGTATTTAAGGCGTTGAACTTCTCAGCGTAGAATGCGAATAATTCCTGCATAGCTTTCATTTTAAATGCCTCTTCTTTCATTCTAAAAATTGTTCGTTGTTTTTAAATACGATATCGCGCATTTTGTAGTTAGTGTCTTCCAGCACGATGCCGCCGGGGTAGCGCTTTGGGAGAAGTTTGCCATGCAGTTCAAGCCCTGGGCGGAAATCACTTAAGGATAGTTTATCTGCTCGAGGCCGGACTACTCCACTCATGTCCCCCTGTAAACCACGGACAAAGTGCTTTTTGGAGACTTCCGGCATTCCTGCGCAACGAATACAAATTCCGTAGTTATCCAAGAGCTCGTAATCATCGATGCTAACAGATAAGTCAAATTTGTCTGTTACCTCGATGTACGTTTTTTGACGGGTAAACCAGGCCGTGTGCCATTCCTCTTCTACCTTCCAATAACAGAATTTGCTATCGTGGATGGGGATGCCTTGCAGGTGCTCCTTGGGGAAATCACAGTGAAGAGAATCTGTGTCCGCATAACAGAAGCCTGGCTTACCAGGATGATAGTTCTTTTGGGCGTTACGGATGGTGCGGTCACGAGCGTAGCTAGTTATTGCGGAGCCAATTGGGATATACCCTGGTTTCTTTTTGTTTTCTATGATTGTTGTATAACGGAGAATGTCTTTGTCCATAAAGGCTAGTTTGTAGCTACTATCGGTGTTTGCCGCCATTTTACCGTAAAGATTGTTTAAGAATAGCTTCGCTTCCGTTCGCTTCGCTCCCTTGCTTGTCATCTTCTGATGGGCGTAGTGGTTAATATATTCATCAAAGATTCCAATTGCGGTGGAGAAAAATATTCCATCAAGAGGTTCGAAATTATAGATTTGATAGTGCTCCTTGAAACGTTCGTAGTCTACGCAGGTTAGACAAAGTTCTACCGTTGATTCTTTTTTATTTCCTTCTTCGTCGTAATACCAGTGGTAATATTTCTGGGCCCGGTGACTGTAGATATCGGAGGTAGTTAACATTTCGTTGCCACGGTAGAGGGGGTTGTTTTTGATTTGAATGAAGGGAAGATAACCTGGCTTAATGCGGAAGCAACATTTGAAACGGAGGAAATAATAGTATTCAGGGAGAGCTATACCTTTTGGGGGTAAACCTTTGAAGTATTTGCCATGACCTACGGGATAGCGATTTCCAGATGCGCTGTGCATTTCAGAAGGGTATAGGGAGTTAGCGTCGACTGTACAACCGCCGTGCAGAACCTTGTTTGCTTTTTCTGGGACTAGATAACACCAGCCGCCGAAATAGCTCTTTTGGATGTAATCCCCCATGGTTTTGTACATACAATCAAGTGGTAAAGAATCGGAGTAAACATCTGGATAGAGAGATGAGTCATAAGATCTGCATTTCTTAAATTCATCTAGGCAACAGGAGCCAATGGTTAGCTTAGTATGGCCATCGGAGAAGATGGAGTTTAGGGCTTCCTTTAAGACTAGAACATCGTTCTTAATGTAGGATAACTCTTTATCGGAGATTGTACAACCTGCATAGCGGAAACCTTTGTACTCCATGTCTAGTTTACGGTGCTTAGTGTTGAAGGCTGGGCCTATGGAACGGAGGGAGTAAGGGAGAAGTTTGAAGCTGTCTCGGATTTCGATCTTCTTAGTTCCAAGACAAAGCTCTATTTTGTAGAATTGGCCCCGAGAGGAGATCATGTAACGGTATTGATTGTTCTTGAGCTTCTTGTGAAAGCCTATTCCTTCTTCATGAGCTAGTTCGAGATGAAGGGTGTTTATGATATAATATAAGATAAATTCACCATCAAACTTGAGATTGTGGAAGTATAAGATTAAATTCGTGTGGAGCCGTTTTATAGCTTTGAACATCTCAGGGAGACTGTGATAGACAAATACAGTGTCGTTTTCATCATCTAGTGGAGCCATAGCGGCAGACCAGACCTCTGTTGTCACCTGCCCATCGTATACTGTTGTTTCAAAATCGCAGGCGTATTTCTTAATTATTTCTCTAGCCATAAAATTCGTCCCATGAATCAAGGTAGTCGTTTAGTTGTGCTACGTCACGAAAATCTTGGTCACCCATCGGCATAACACGCATTAAATCGTTGACTGCACTTAGGGCCTCATTTGCATCATACAGCATGTAGTCTTTCATTTCAAAGCCGTTGTCAACCGCAAGTTTGACAAATTCACCAAGTTGCTGAGGGGTGTATTCGTGCTCAAGACGTACAAACCAATCATAGAGGACTTCACCTCCCTTTGCCCAGGCAAAGTGCATAATCATATCTCGGAAGTTTTCGTAGTATATTTCGTAGACTTCTTCCCAAGCGATAGCATCGTCTTCAATAGCAGTTTCAGGGGCAGATTCGTCAGTGGTGACCTCAACTATAATTTCCTTAGTCGGAGGAGAAGGGGGGTTAGTGCTCTCCTTGGTTTTACTCTTCTTTTGAGAGATTGGCTTAATGATAGGAATATAGCCTTTTACTCGAGGTGCGCCACGCTTTGGGGCTTCAACAAGACCGGCTTTAATGCCTTGCTTGACGGTTAAGCGCACGCCATCGTCTGTTGTGACATATGCCTTGCCACGAATTGTTTTAGGAGTTATCTTTTTTAGACGATTCACACTGGCTTGTGTAATTTTCTTGGGCCGCTTGGGCAAAACCGTGTCGGGAATAATAAAACCACGCTTCGTTTCACGGGAAATAGCCTGCTTTATACGGCGGACTTGCTTAGCGTACTCTAGTTCAGCTTCTGACTTTGGTCTACGTGCCATGGTAACGCTCCTTCCTTTTTACCTTTTCCTTACTTTTACTTTATCGAGGTAAGCAGATGGAGGCTATGTTCTTAAACCTAGCCCCCATCGTCAATTCATGCGCAATATTCAATTTAATCCATTAAGGCTCGTCTACTATCTCGCCAACTTCAAGAGCCTTATTAAAGTCAATACGGAGATACTTCTTCATCACATCAAAGCTTGTTTCTTTGATAGCGGTTTCACTATCGGAGATCTGGTAAGGCTCGAACACAGTGTTCTTGTCCAGGTCAACTGCCGTCTGATAGTGCTCGATAAGCTCCCTGGGCTGAACCTCACCGATAGTCGCATCGTACACCAGCACACCCCTTCTGACTTCGTAAATCTTCCGCGTGATCTTTCCTTTCATTAGTTCTGTCACCTCCTTTCTTTATATTATAGCACAAATTGCCCGGAAAAGCAAGCGTTTTATTCAATCTTTAAAGCTTTTTTCAACGTTATAGTGCCTTCTTCGCTAAAGAGATAACAGATAATCAAGTCCCAATATTCTGGTTTTGAGGTAAGACCCACCACAATCAAGTCTAGTCTTTCTTCATCGTTTAATGCGATATGCGAAAGGACACGTTTAATCACAGGCACTGTAAGGCACGCTATCGGTTTATACTTTTTTAAAACAACATCCTTTGTTTTCTCTGATACAATACGCCCAACAATAGATCGGCCATCTTTCTCAAGGATTACATAGCTCCGCAAGATGATATGCTCCTTTCATAAGTTCTTAAATGTCGTTTTTTGCGATATGGGCGTAGAAAGCGTTTTAAGGGGTGTAGGAGAGGCGCGAGGGGGTGGGGAGTGTACTTTTATGGGTTGCCCAGTAAAATCGATTGTAGGCCCATTAG